TAAGTGTGAGAGCCACTTGCTTCTCGATTCCTGTGATGCCATTTGTTCTTTCTAAAGCTGACCCATTCCTTGTCCTTACTTACTCCACCTTTGTAGTTGTTATGTCTACCCTCGGCTACTCTTTTCAGTTGAGCAATCTTTATATTATTCTTATGCTCTTCAGTCTGATGAGTCCCGAGTTTGGAGTTTCGCATCTTTTCCTTTGATGCTTCAGAGTATTTTATTCCAGTATGCCACTTTCGTATTTTTTCTATTGCTTCAGGTGGCAGTTTGTGTCTCTTGCCTATCTTTGCATCTGAAGCGCACCGATGAGAGCAATACCTTCTCTGCTTTTTGTGAGACTTTGGGTCGAACTCTTTTCCACAGGATTCACACTTTTTCATTCACTACATTAAACCACTTTCAAAGGACAACTCTCCGTACAAATCAGCTTTTCTAACAGTTATTAGATTGTTAAGTTAAGAAGTGATTGCAGTCGAAGTATCCCAGTTTGTACCCTTTGGAGAGTACACAAAGTGAACTTCACCTGACTGAGGAATACCGCCACAAATACACACGCAGTTTGCAAGGGCGTCTGCCGCTGCTGCATCTACTGTCCACACGAACGAGGTGAGGGCAAAGACCACACGCTTGCCCATGCTCGCGTTTAGAAGTGCCTGTGTATTAAGTGTCGTCAAATCCTTTGTGAACCCGCGATAGACGATACCAGGAACAGGTGCGTACACCTGAACAGTACCTGCTACTGCGGTTGTATCCGTGGAAGTGCTTTTGGCAATTCCTGTGAATATCGTTCGAGAGGAAGCAGCACCGATTGTGCCGTTTCCATCTACCATCGGAATGATTGCCCCTGAACCGAAACCTGCGGCATCGTAGCCGTTTAGTTTAGTAGGAGAACCATTAACGATAGTGGCTGTGCCGCCTGAATTGACGACATACTGAAGCTCATAGGACTGACTCGCGTTGTGTCCTATCTTGAAACCACCTGCTACTGCTGGAGCGGCCATAATAGTAGGGGATTACATCGACGTCGAAGTGTCGCAAATAGTCCCTTTAGGGGAATATATGAAGAGACATTCGTTCGTCGCTGGGATACCTCCGACGATACATACGCAGTTCACTAGAGCGTCGGCAGCTGCCGCGTCTACTGTCCACGTGGTTCCGGTGAGGTCGAACACTACACGCGCTCCCATAAGAGCGTTGATGAGAGCTTGGGTGTTCATCGTGGTAGATGTTTTGCATCCACCGCGATATACAAGTCCTGGAACAGGATAGAACGTATCTACCGTCCCCGCTGCCGCGGCTGTATCGGTTGAGATGGTCTTGGCGATGCCCGTAAACCGCATTGCGGTTACCGAACCATCACCGTCTACCATCGGCACTACTGCGCCAGCGATGCTAGCATCAGCCGTAACACATTTGGTAGGACTTCCAGAACCAATAGTCCCAATGGCTCCAGAAGCAACAACCCATGTTGCTTCCCAAGTCTGACTCAACCCTTTATCTATCACGAACCCTGGGCGATTTGCTACTGCCATAATAGGGAAATTACACTAATAAATTAGCGCATCCCCACTGAAGTATGAAATTATTTTTGCTTTGCTAGTGTCGCTGCTCGTGCGGCAAGGATTTTCTCCTTGCTCACTGAATAGGGAGGTCGCATGAACTGTGCCTCTTCTGGAGTAGGGACGAATACGTCGTCTACCCGAGAACCAGCATCTCCACCAGCGGCAGTTCGTTTTGGTGCGAACTTGTTACTGATGTGTTCAGCAATCTGTGCATTATGAGTAGCGTTTACCGCCGCTCGTGCGAGTCGCAGGTCTTCTTCAGCATTACCTGAAGGGACAATGCGTGTTTCAAGGAGTGCTCTGACTTCATCGCGCTCATTATCGGGGAGTTCGTCTGCTAACTGAAGGCTTGTTTTATGTGCATCCTTCTTTTGTAGCTCGCGGAAGTCTTTAACAGTAAGCGGTTTGTCATCATCGAGGTCATCATTGAGATGAATCTGGGGACGAATGTTGAGTGTCTCGGCAGGGTCTCCGCCAAGTTCAGCAAGTCGTTCAGCGTTCTTCTTCAATGTGTACTCTGCTTTCTCCTTTTCGCTGCGTTCATTCTTCTGTGAAGGTGCTTTAGGCGTACCATCGCGATTCAAACCATTTGCTTCGTTTTGGTCTCCTAATGTTTTCGCTGCGAGTTCAGCTTCTTGTTTCTCGATTTCTTCTGGGGTCATGTCGTAATTAAATTAGCCTACGTTGCATTGTTAATCTCAAATTAGTAGCTTGAGTTGCTATTGCGGATAGTATACCACTCTTTCTTGTCAAGAATCCGTTATCCCCACCTACTCTCCAACGATTCCCTGTTGGGCAAGAACCTGCAAATGCGCTTTCACTTGTTCGCTGAACCAAATAGCCGCTCGGTAGAAGTAGAGCTTTTCTGGAGTATCCGCATTATGGATTCCTCGTTGAATTGCTATCCACACTACCTGCTCGCCGATAAGATTAAACGCTTGGTTATCAAGAGCCTGTATTGCCGACTCTCGAAGCACTCGCAGTTTATCTATGTCTACCGGCTTATTATTGATAAGCACTCCGTCCTCACTGCTTGAGACAATGTCCTTCAAGGGCAAAGCCTCGAGTTTCTCAAGGACAGCACCTATACACGCCGTGCGTTCAGCAATAGTCAAATCTGACCTTTGGATTACTCCTAATGCCCATTTAACTATCCAGCGCATTATTTCTTGCCTTTCTTCACCGGAGCTTCTTCAACTACTTCTTCGTCTACTGTCGGCTCCGCGAGAACAAGACCGCCGTACAATTCGTACAGTCCTTTCACATCAATTTCTGCTTCACCCTTGACCTTTCGTGCGGTGTTCACTGCGACGAGATTCACAAGAGCACGATTGTACTTTCTAATCGAACCCTCACTGACGTATTTTGGAATACCAACCATAGTTAATTTGTTAGTTAATAACTCACTTCTTCCCGCGCACACCACTCTTCGATACATCGCCACTGGTAGTCTTGGCACTCTTTGGAGAGCCACCTGTTGCGATTACATGATGCAGTCGCACATTCCCTGTATATTTCTTTGCCATAGTTATCTTTGCATAGTTGTTAATTGTTGAGGCGCACCGCCCATCGCCCCAGGTTGCATCGGTGAAGGAATGCCAGGAGTCGGTTGACCTGGTGCTCCTCCGCCCATGACTGCGCCCATCATAGCATTCGCACCACCCTGCTGACCCTTAGATTTCAATCGGTCGGGGTCGCCATCAGAGAACTCCTCTATCACATCATCTGCGACTTGTTTCATGTCAGTAAATGGATAGACGAACTGTTGCGTAAGCATTTGATACTTGAGTATCTTCTGTTGCCTGTCATTCCCCATAGCATTGTTCACTATCTGGTCGGCATCAACAGTCATCGCATACGCCATACGAGCGAACTTATACGGATTCACATGATAGACATCTTGGTCGTCTCCTACTTTGTCATTCCACAACTTCCATTCATAGTCGTCCTGTTGCTGAGGAGACATCTTCTTTCCGATAAGTTCGCTCTTGAACGAAATGCGATTGGTGACGTTCTTCCCTTTGTCCCGTGTCTTAGCGAGGATGGTCTTGTATTTCATCTGCAAGGCTTCGGGAACTGTAGCGTCTAATTCGCCCTGAAGTGTGTGTTGAATAACACAGTCAATCGTCAATTCTCCCACTTGTTTTATGAGGTCGGCTATCATCAGACCAAAGACTCCGAGGTTAATGCGTCCTTGGTTCTGAGCTTGAATGCTTTGAGTAGCCGTAACACCAGGGGTTGGGTCACCGGACATAATCTTATCCTGCGTACTCTCTGACATATCAGCTTCATTCCTCTGAAGCACTTGCATCGCCATTGGCAGGTTAGGTGACATTGACCACGGCGTTACTTGAGCACCAGCTGGCATACCTGTAGCGGCTCCTGGGGCAATAACAATCTGGTCTACCTTCGCCACGCCTGAAAGGAACAGAGGCTTAATGACTTCGAGTGTCATTCCGTCCTGCAAGAGCTGATAGGCGTGGTTGATGCTCTTGTCATCCCAATACTCCTTGAATGCTCCCGACTTACCATAGGCAAAGCGTCCCGTAGGGTCGATAGGTTCGTAATAGGTCTTAGCGAATGGATAGATTGGTATTGACTTCCACTCGTCACCTATCAAGGACATTCTGCGATGAGTAAACCTATTGGCGTTGTAGATGTCCTTTTGCTCACCCATAAACACCCCACCTACGAACGTGACTTCAGTATCATCGGGTCTGTAGTAAAACGTCGCTACTTGAACTGCGTTTCTATCTCCTTCGGTCCATTCAATGTCGTAGAGCGTTCCTCGTTCGTTGCCGGACATAAACACTCTCGTCTTCCCTGCCGTAACAAAGTCAAACTGGTCTACACCATCAACAATATGCTTTCCTGCGTAGATTGAACGTGCGGTGTCATACGCCATTCGTTCAAGCCGGATGATGTATGGTTGCGCTTGGATTTGATTGACATAGAAATCACCTAGAAGTATCTGGTCTACCTGCACGATGTTTAGGTTGATACCGGTAAGGAACTCATCCACCGCTTCCGTAACGCTCATCGCTCCGCTCGCTAACTCTTCCTTGATTCTCTGATACGCAATAAGATATTGCACTTCTACTATCACTGCAGGATTCACAAGAGCTGATAGCACCATATACAAAAACTTCAACTCGTATCCTGCTTTCTTGAGGTGGTCTTCTACGATAATCCTCATCACTCGCGCCGCCATCTTATCCGGTTCGTTCTCTTCGTTGCTGGCTGATACGAGTGGATAGAGCATCCCACTAATCATGTGAGCGAGGATTGAAATCAGTTTGTTTCGTGCTGTGTTCTTACGTCCACGCCAACGCCAAGCCTTATGGGCTGGGATATATTCTGCTCCCACGAATGCGCCGAATGTCTCTTGGTCGCGCTTGCTACGCTGAAGGAGAGACATGCCATCGAACTCATCGAAGTTACGATGTTGGAGATTGTAGGCGCGACTATAGTCTTGCTGACACTTCGCAAACATCTCTTTTACATCGCTTGACGGTTGATACGCGGAAGCGGATAAGCTGTTTCCCGCGCCGTCTACAGGTTCGCCCGATTTCCCAATAATAATGTTTCCAATCATTTTAGTAAATTAGTTTGCATAAGTATAACATTGTCAAATCGCATAGTCAGGGATATGCACAGTTATCTGTCCTGCGAACTCTTGCTGTGTTATCTGCAACTGATATGCACAACTGTCAAGAACATCGTCGTGCATACCTTGAGGAAACTGCATCATCTCCTCTTCCAAAGCCGAGCACTCTCCGTTGATGTGAAAAATTGAATGACTTGCATAGCGTGGTATGAGTCCTCTGATTCTCACTTCCTTTTGAGTTTGGTTGTGCTTGAGTTCTACAATGGGTAGAAAGATGTTTCTCTGCCTTTGCTTCTCGTCTAGGTAAGGTTTGAGCGCATCAAGATAGATAGTCTTCTCTATGCCTATCGAGTCATAGTGGTTGCGTGTGTGAAGAGCAAAGATAGCATCTACAAGCTCTTCAGGCCCGAGTCTCATTCTCCACGCCTTCAAATGCCAGAAGTTCTGACTGTTCACTCGGTTGTCTACGAAACCTGTATAGTCTGCGCTTGATTGTTTTGAGATTGCCGTATCAATCGTAAGGAACCTTTGACAGTTCATCGCCTCTACTTCTGTCTCAGTTATCTTCCTCCACCATTCAGGCTTAAACTCTTGCCGCTCGGTTAGTACCGGACTTCCTTGATAAAGTGATTCCCAGTCGTAGGGGCCGATAGTATTCTTTATCTCATTCAAAGCCTCTAATGTGTATCGTTCAGGCCACAATGATTCACCCTGTTCTCTGTGTGCTTCTTGCTTTGTAGCAATAGCGGGGAAGTGAATTATCTTACAACGCTTTGAGAGTTCTTGGTTCTTGAGGATTCTTCCAGCCAAGTCATCTAAATGCCATCGCGTAAGAATGACGACGATGACGCCCTTGGGTTCGAGACGAGTGAACGCGGTACTAGTGAAGAACTGCCAGACTTTCTCACGGTAGATTTCACTCTCGGCTTCTTCCCTATTTTTGATAGGGTCATCGAAAAGTAGAATGTTTGCACCGCGTCCAGTAATCGCTCCGCCAACGCCGACAGAGGTGTACGAACCTCCTTTGCTTGTCCTCCACTTGGCTTTTGCTTGTTCATCTTCTTTTAGGGTTATGCCATTAAAAATATGAGGATATGCTTCTCCTGATATTATACTCCTTGTTTTCCCACCGAAATCTTGCGCGAGTTCTGCTGAATAAGAAACTGTAATAATTTCTTTATCTGGGTTTCGTCCAAGATACCAAGCAGGAAAGTTAATAGAACAAAGCTCCGACTTACCGTGTCGAGGAGGGACAAAGACGAGAAGGACTTTGTAGTCTCTATCTCCGTTTGCCTCGATGTTCTCGAGTTCCTTCGCTATCCGTTCATGGTGCCAGTTTGGTTCATACTTCGCATTCGTAGCGATACAAAAATCAACGAGGTACTGTTTCGCTCTCTGCATCACCATTGAGAATCCTTCTTGCGATACGCTCTGCTTGTTCAGGAGCAATGATGTTGAGGATGTTGGTTGTTGTTCCGGTGGGTTCATTGTTGGTAAGTTTCTGCTTTATCTGAAACGCCAAGCGCAATTCCTTTTCTCGTTTCTTTGGCTTTCCCTTAATATCATTGTACAACGCTTTCGTGAGAAACATATCAGTCAATCCGTTCTCTTCGCATATCTCTTGGAATCCTCTGCTCTCTGTGAGTTTGTTTGGATTCTTCGCTGTCTTCGCACTATATGGGAACTTAGAAGTACGCATTGCCATACTCACACTTGTTCCACCAATTTCAACCAACCGTTCTACCGCCGCTCTTTGTTGAATAGTAGCTCTCATTGACTAAACTATAACACGCTTATCCTCTACCTTTGGCTGATTCCACAACCTCTGTATCATATCCTTTGTGATGTGGATACGTTTGGATACTTTGAGGTTGTGTAGTTTTTGTTTCTTTGAAGTCATCGTGGTTTTCC